GTTACTTTAACAAAGACTCTTGACTTCTCTGATTCTCTAAAGCGAATCTTCTTTCCGTATAAACCTCTGTAGTTTTGATAAGCAGTCAGCCAACGTCTTTCATGTATTTTCCTAGAATCTTCTGCAACTTGAAATCTACTAGATATTAATCCTGCTAAGTTTAATTTTTGGTCAGGCATTAAATTTAATGCTTTACCTTGCTCACCTTCTACGTCTTCGTAGATATTGTCAGCATTTAAAAATGTATTTTCGTTTTCTGCCATGTCTATTAATACTCTATATCAAGTACTAATTCTAATTAATTAGCTTTAGCTGCTGGACCAGCTTTAGAAAGTCTAGAGCTTACTGATCCACTATGTACTTTTCTTGTTCTACCATCTGAAGCTTGTCCATAGCCTCTTTGTTTCTTTTTAGGAGGTCTTCCTACTTTACTTCCGTATGTTCCTTTTCCTTGCGGCATATTAATTTTCCTTTATTATCTATATGTGTTTATATTAATAACCAAATGTATCATCTACAGGTTTATAAATAGACTCTCGATGATACTGCCTAAGATTATCTAGTGGATTATTAACTCTCGGTCTACTCATAATAAGATAACGCAACGCATCATACGCATGATCCGCAGCGTGTGTATCTACATCTTCAGGATTCCTAGTATCCAATGGTATACTTTGTAATTCTTTAATCAAGTTAGGACAGGTATTAAATATTTGTAATCTTGGTCTGCCGTTCGGTTGTACTTTTAAATACTCGTGAATCTGAATTTTACCTTGTATTCTATTTTTGTCAGCTCGTCTAAGTTTGTGTCCTTGCTTAACGAGAGATTCCCCAACAGTCGGTCCAGTTGTACCTGTTCTAGCCCAAGCTGATGTATCAAGTACTCCCGGAACTGAAAGAGGGTCTTCCATTTCCATATCTGTTATTATAGAGCCTAAATCAACACCTGTCAAGCCTTTTCGGTATAATTCTCGATAAATTATTAAAGTACCATCAGCTTTGTCCATTGCTCCCCATATACAGGCACTCTCTGAAGCATAACCATAGTCAATACCTTTGATTCGTTCCCACGTTATAGGAATAGAAAAAGGAGCTACGATATGAAGATCAGGATCAAATTCAACAAAAGCTGCACCTTCGTTGACATCCCAATTACCATCTAATAACTGTTTACGTTGTACTGGAGGTAAAGATTCTAGCATCTTTTCATAGATACCATCCTTTGCTAAGTAGGGATTATCAGTTAAACGTGCAGGGATAAATTTTCTACTAAGACCATCCTTACCAATAAAAGATTCATTCGGTGAATTAGAATCTACGTACCTTTTCTTAACCCACTGTGAGCCAACACCACCGGGATTTGCTGTACAACGTAGATAGGTCTTGATCTTTGAATCGGTTGTTCTTAGTCGAGACGCTAAGTAATTCCAACCGAACTCAGTAGGTAAGTGAGTTATTTCATCAAAACCTATCCAACTATAAGCTTGTCCTTGATATCGGTAGACATCAGCATCTCTTTCTAAGAAACCAAACTCTATCTTAGCCCCACTCGGAAAGTTCCACACCTTCTCAACTTCCCTAAACTTACAGCCGGGAAATGCTTGAGGATATAATTCTCTGGATTTATCTATGAGTTCTCGAAGTTCCGGCATAGATCGTCTAAGTATTAAAGCACGATGAGCTTTGCGATGACAGTAACGAAGAGGATCAACCAACATAGCAAAACTTTTACCACCACCAGCAGCTCCTCCGTAGAGGACATCCTTTTCATCAGCAGCTAAGAATGCTGTTTGTGGTCCATCATTGGGGTGAAAGACCACATGAGATTCATTTAAGTAATCCTTGACCGACTTAGGTACATTGTCTAAATCATCTTCAACAACTATCTGCCCCTGCCTCTTCTTAGCACTTTTTGAAATTGCTTGTTCGGAACTGTCGAGTTGCGTGAGTATTGTTTTATTATTTTTGAGTGTGGTTGTTTCTGAACTGATCTTTTCTTTGAGTTTTTTGATTTTCTTTTCTTTGTCACGTATCTTTCTCCTCGCTTCAATTTTAGCTTTTTGTTTTTGACTGTAATGATAAGGTCGATTATCGCTTTCTTTCTCCTGATTTTTACGTTCCAAAGTTACATATCGATTAAAAGATACATGGTTTAGATTACGCCCTGTCTCTTCCGATAAGAGTTTAGCACCTTCTCGCATAGAATGTTTCTTATCTATAGTTTCTTGAACGTATTTCTGGAGAACTTCCAGTTGGGTAGGGATAGGCTTTAGATGCTTATCTATTTCACTAAGTTCATAGCCAAAAGGAATTGACTTGCCTTTCTTTTTGATATAGCCTTTAGGAATCATTCTTACCAAATATTCTATCGTAATTATCTTTGTACGCTTGAGAATTAATATTAGGTCTTCTTTTCTTTTTACCTAAGACTATAGGATTTTTATTCGTACCTATTATTGTTCCTTTTCCGTTGCTCATTGTTTACTCTCCCAATCTTCTATGGCTTTCTTAATACTGTCTTCAGCTAAAACACTACAATGTAATTTAATTGGTGGTAGTTCTAAAGCTGCTGCTATATCTTTATCTTTAATTTGTTTGGCTTCAGTAACTGTTTTACCTTTAAGCATATCAACAAACATCGTGCTAGATGCAATAGCACTACCACATCCATAGGTTTTAAACTTGACATCCTTGATTAAGTCTCCGTCCAGTTTAAGTTGTAGTCGCATAACATCTCCACATGCAGGAGCACCTGTCATACCTGTAGCTACATCAGGGTCTGCTGGATTGAATCGACCTACTGAATGTTTCTTTGGGTCTTTCAGAACCTTGTGAAATCTGTCTAGTACTTGTTTGGAATAAGGCATTAGTCTTCTTCGATGACTTCAACAACCTCTGCTTCTACTTCTATAGGCTGTTTCTCTGGTAATATAAAAATACCACCATTGACGTTATGATTAACGTCTAACCTTTCTCGTTTAGAAACACCTACTCGATCCAGTATAGTCTGGGCAGCCTGTAACTTAGTGTTAACTTGAGGCATGGACTTATCTGAATTCATAACCTCGATAAGTTTAAAAGCTGCTTGAGGAGCTGAACGTGCAAGTACGTCTGAGGCTAGATCGACTATTTCTTCTCTTAGAGTTTGTATTACTTGGTAGTGATTGCCTGAGTATCCTGCCAGTTCTGCTGCTTCCTTCGGATTACCACCAGTTTCAATAAGGTAATCCAAGAAAGATTGTTGCTTCTCGGTAAGTTTTCTAGTAGTTTTTGCTAATGATGTATTCATAGACATACCATTATTATAGGGAATTTACAGGATTTGTCAAGGTTTTATAGAAAAAGATATAAAAGTACTTGACAGATTTGAATTTCACCTGTATACTATAGTAGTCTTTACCCACCCGGTTAAACCAATAAAGACCGACTACTATATAGGTTATATTAAAGCCGACCTAACCTACCTAACACTTCAAAATCCTTAAAAATGTACGTGATTGTGCATATATCCCATATACCCCCCCTATGCATCCTGTATGGTATGCTGTAGATTTATACAGTAGTTGGAATTTCTACAACAAAGGAAAGCAATTCAAAAAACTCTATAGACTTTGAACTTTTTAATAGGGAAAAAGCTACTAAGATTTGTGAATTTTTAGTAGCTGACAAAATCTATAGAGTTTTTGAAGTTTCTTAATTTATAAATTCAAAGGACTTTGTAAGTTAAAGAACTTCAAAAACTACAGAGAGTTATAGAACCTTCAATGGTCTTAGGGTGGTTCAGTACCAAAAAATAATTTAAAGGGCTTAGAAGGTCTTTTTTGATCCTTTTTGAGCATTTTTTAAGGATCGTTAGGCTCACTTAACTTTATAAAATTAAAAAATGGCTTAGATAAAGGATTCTGTACAGCTACGATTTGGATTCCCAGAGCAAGGCATTCATTTTTAACCGCAAAAGACCTAAATTTTAAAATGGGGTCTTTTTAGGGTTCTGGTTGCCCAAGATCGGCAACATTTACAGCTGTACAGATCTACCAACAGCTACCGGATCAGAAACAGTCAAAAAGTAGAGACATTTTTACCACCAAACCCAGAAATAAGGCCCTAAAATTTAAAGAATTTAAGAGATTTTTAGACAGCTCCAGGCACTCTGTAGCTCCACGCTCTCAAAACATATCAGCTTGTATATGATTCCATATGAGTTGTTAGCTTAGAAGGGCTTAAATTGGCTTTAAAGGCATAAAAAAAGAGTCTAAGTAATTACTTACAAAGACTCTTTTTAATTTTATAACTTAACTGTTATCTGTTTTCAGTGTTTTAGACTCCCTCACTAACGTAGCATATTCAAGAAGACCAGAACCCGTCAGTTGATAAGATCGATAGTAATTATAATTATCATCATCTTCATACGCTCTAAAACTAATCAACTCTAGATCAACATGTCCTAAGTGAGATTTTTTGTAATCAAACTCAAAACTATAGATATCCTCATTTCTTTTCTTAGCGTCTTTTAAAACGTCTATAAGACTTTCAAGGTGTGAAGCACTTAAAGTTATATTTCTGGGATATTTTACTCTTGCCATTTTTTTCTCCTATTTTGTTTATTAATGGTGTTTTGATTCTACATAAAAAAAAGGGCTATGAAAACATAACCCTTTAATTTTTAAGATTTAGTTAACAATCAGGATCATAGTCCAACCACTCTTGTTGTTCAGTTGGTTGATATTCTTCATAGACATCATTGCCATACTCTACAGACTGTTCATATTTTTTAGCATTCTTTTTAGATTCAAAAAGCCTACTACCAGATATAAACCTATAGCT